ACATTACCATAATTTATGGGTGCATATACTATTATTTCTGTTTTAACAGGACCCTCAATTGTTAATCCTTTTGGGATGTGTTTTTCAATGTATGTGTGCATAGCCCCTACAAACGCATTCCTCATAGTAAAATGAGGAGATGCATGTATAGCGTTGTATCCTATCTTTTTCCATTTGTTTTTGGATAAAGCAACATGAGTTATAAACTCTGGAAATTCAATTACTATTTCTTCAGGCATTTTAATTTATTATTTCGTTCACAATTAAATCATACCCATGATTGTTTAACAAAGCTTTTCCTGTAAAAAGGTTTCCGAAAACATCCTCTTGTCTACTTGACATTTCATGAGTGGTGTATTTGGTAATTCCATTAAACAAACCAAAAGCATTGTCTCCAAGATCTCCACATTCAGCAGAAATACAATCTTTAAGCGATATTAATTTGTTTCTTTTTTGAGTGTTAATTAGATTATTGTCTAACCTTTCTTCGTTTGTCAAACCTATTAACCTTTCAACTGCAGATTTTACAATACCAGAATCAATCTTAACAGTAGTCATTTTTTCAAATGATGCATACAACTCTTTTTCAAAATTACTATATTCAAACAGTTGAGTTATAATAGAATCCACTCTTGAAACATTTCCTTTAGTTAATCTTGACGTAAAGTTTTTAATAATTCTACCAAATTGATTTTGACATCTAAGAAACTCATTAGTGTGACCAATGAAAAAACTTTGTGAACCATCAAATCCAGTACCTAGCGTAAGGTATCCTTCTATTACACTATCCCCAATGATAAAATCATTGGTAGACTTTAATTGAGCTGTTATAATAGCTCCTTTTTTAAATTCATTGTATCCTGCAATTTCCATACCTGTTTCAGCAGAAATTTGCTTAACTATGTCGGTAAATTCACCAACAGGAATAGGATAATACGAATCTTTCATAACAGAAATCAATGATGAACTGTTACTTTTGTTTTTAGTAATTTCTTTGTATCCATTTATTACAACACCATCAGCATTGTAAATAGGTTGTTGTGAAATCTCCCAATCTAATTCATTTTGTAAATTTCTCATTTTAAATTCTTTTTTATTGTTTTAATATCACCGTTTTCTTTTTCAATGGTAACAGTAACTCTACCTTTAGGTTGATCTGCTCTGTATATTAACATGTCAATAACAGATACAACATTTTTATATCCATCACCACCAATAAAAGCAATTTCTTCACCATCTTTAATCATGGTAGCTTTAATGTATTCTGTGACATCAATTTTAAAGGTTGCTACTTCAGGTTTTTCTGCTGATTTTCCATTTACAGGATTGCGAGAAGATAAAATTACTAACTTTTTACGAGGTCTTGACACTGCTACATACAATGCTTGATTTTTTGCTTCAACAGTACTACCATTTGTATTACCTAAAATGTTATCTTCAAAAACATAAGTGTTAATGTAAGTAGAACCTTGTGCTTTGTGAGAAGTAATAGCATACGCATATTGCAAATTAGCAAACACTGATTTAGCTTCAAAATATAATTTTTTACATCTTTTCCACAACTCTTGTAAATCACTATCAAACATAGATTTTCCCAACTCTGTTAAAACAGGAACTGTATATGTAACTTCTGAATCTTTATTTAAAACTGTTAAATCATAAGACTCATACGTTTTGTTAAAAAAATGCGTAACAGTTTTACCAGTCACTTTGCTGTATTGATTGTGTTCTAAATTTACATCTTTTTGCACAACAGCACTTACATCAAGAACTATAAAATCTTCTGAATTATCAAACAAAGGTGTTTGTTTTACAAATGTTTTACTGCGAGTTTTTACCAATTCTGATTTGCTATATCCATCATAAGCTGTAAGCATTTCACCTTTATTATACATTGCAGAATTTTCACCCCAAATCTTCTTTCTAATTTTAATATTAAGAGCTCTAACAGATTGTGAACTTTTATGCAAATGATTATTAAACGTAACCATTTTACAATAATCCACATTGTCATTAGCTCTTTTAAAATCTTCTGCAAACATGTCTAAAACTTTTTCTTCGTTAGATTCAAACAACACCTCAGAACCACTTTCATCATCATACTTGTTTACACGATGTTCTGCAGATAAAGCATGTAATAATGGTGATTCAGATAAACCGTTTTTTGCTACAATTTCACCAATGTTTATTATTGGACTTGTAGCAGCTTGTCTCATTTTTTCAACTAAAGTATAAGAATTTTTAATTTTAAACACTGAGCTTATGTTGTCTTCACCTATCGGTGGGAGCTGTGCGTCGTCCCCAATAAAGATGATTTTAGCACCAGATGTTTTAAACTTTTTAATTTCGTTTATTATTGGTATTGATATTTGAGAAGCTTCATCTACAAGAATTAGCTTTAATTTTGTAATAGGAATATTACTAAGGTTTTTTCTTTTGTATTCATCAGGTGTAAATTCACCTGTATTTTCATCTAGTTTTATGCATAAAGCAGAAGCTAATGTCATTACATTTTCTTTTCCTATTGATCGACCTAACACTTTTTTAGCTTTGTGAGATATTGCCATTCCCCCGATATTACCTGGGTAATTTTGAATCATTTTTTTAATAATTGTAGTTTTACCTGTACCACCTCTTCCTTGCAATATAAAAGCTATTTTATCAGATTTTAAAAAATCGTATAACATATCCAATGCCTCTGTTTGCCCTTTGTTAGCATAAATACCAGGAAACAGTTCATATTTACCATTCTCCATTTTCTTTAATTAAATTATTTAATATTTTATTAGCATTTTCTTTATTGGTAACATTTACCAAGTCGCTAAAATCAGTAACTCCTTTTTGTTTAGGAATTAAGATATAAGATACATCATAGAGTTTTACAAACTTTTCTGTTAGTTCTACACCTGCTTTGTCATTATCAAATAAGCATATTACACGCTTAAATCTTGATTTGTATTCATCCATAACACTGTTTTTAACTGTTACAGATTCAGATTGCAAACCAACAGCTGGTATTCCTGCAACATCATGTATACTCATCACATCTTTTAATGATTTAGTGATGATGAGTAGATCTCCTGTTTTAGGAAGTTGTGTGTAACCTTGATGCACAGAATGATTTGCATTGTTAATCCATTTAAACTTTTTGTTTTTAGACTTTGGTTGATATATTTTATATGACAACTCTGAATCTTTATATTCACGATAAGCATACGCTAACGGATCACAAGGAACAGGATTGCCATTATAAAATACATATTTTATTGGTACTACATTATACTTTTCTAATGTAGATTTTTTAATACCAAAGCTAGACCAGAAATCTTTATCTTGTACAAGCCATTCACATTTATTAATCCCAATTATTACAGGTTTCTGTTCTCTAATCCTAACCATATTAGCCATTTTGACTTTGTTAGCAGAAACATCATAACCTGAAAGTTGAAAATCAAATGCAACTTTAAGCAATGCATTAAGATAATCTAATCCATACAGTTTCATTACAAGTACAACAAAGTCACCAGTATCTTTAGTACTAAAATCATGGAACATTAAAACATTTTGCTGGTCCCTATGATAATACACTGAAAACGAAGGAACTTTGTCATCTCTAAAAGGACTTGACACTAAACCACTATTTCTTATATCTTCACCTATGTAAAAAGAGAATATTTCTTCTTGCGATAGCATTTTGAATAAAGATTCTATTGTAATTCTTTTGTCAAAAACTATCGAATTTAAGTTTATTTCTTTCATTCAATAAATAAAAAAGGAGGGAGTTACCCCTCCTTATTAATAATCAATAATTAATCCCAGTCTTCATCAGCTACTTCAGCAGATGCTGCACCTTTAGTTTTCTTAGGTCCATCATTATCAGGAGCTAATCTTTCCATTGCATCTAAATCACTTAAAGTCAATCTGCTTTCAACAACATCCATAGTTTCTATAAAAGGAACCCATGAACGTGGTTGAGCGAATTGTTTAGGACTTGATTTAACACCAAAATTTGTAAAAATTCTATATTTTACACCAGGTGTAGCAGAATCTTTTAATGCTTTCATACAACCATCTAACATTGCTTTTTCAGTTTCAAAAGCAGGAAACTTAAATGTAGGCGATATAACAGCATGTAATAAATGCTTTAATATTTTACCTTGTTTAACAACTTGTTGGTCTTTAGTTGCATACTGAGTGTCTTCAGTGATGTAATATAAAGAAGTATTACAAATAGCACCATCTTCGTCTGTGAAAACAATTTTGTAATCAGGAGCTTTTTCATGCTCTTCTTTCTTTTTCTTACTCATTGACATAGTTACATTTTCAACTAAACCTGCAATTCCTGCGTTAAAAGGTTTAAATGTTGTTTCTTTTTGGTCAAATCCTTCATCATTCAAATTAATCATAATATTCTATTTTAAATTATTGTTTATTTACTTATTTAATTGCACTTGCACTATTTAAAAATGGTTTATTACCATTCGTCTTCTTCGTCTTCGTCTTTTGTTTCTGGTTCAATAACTTCTTCTTCATCAGTATCGTCAATTGCAAAAGCTACTCTTTCTGGAGCTAATTGAATTTCTTTTTTTTCAACAACTTTAATAGTTTTTGTTTCTTTAACAATTACTTTATCTTGAGGTTGAGGTTTTTCAGTTACAAAAGGACTTTCAATAACATCATCAATCGCTTCTTCAATAACTTCTTCAATAACATTTGATTCTACTTCAGAAGGATCTGTTACAACACCAGTTACTTGCATAAAAGGTTTATTTTCTATTGCTTCTAATGTTAAATGGTTAGCTAAATTAATATCTAATTTTAACAAAGTAGCAATGTGGTTAAACACTTTTTTATCAGAAAATGACAGATTTCCGTTTAACACAAATGAACCTGCATCTAATTTAGGTGCTTTTTCACCTTCTGCTAATTCTTGTACTCCTGTGCTCATTAAGAAGATGCTCTCACCTTTGAATCCAATCTTTAAAATAGAATCCTTAACTAGCCCTAATGATGTTTCAGCTGCTTTGTTAAAACTCATCATTCTATTTAAACCTGGAGCTGTGATAGCTCTCATTGACAATACAGGAGTATCAAATCTTTCCTGTTTCTTTTTTCTTACTACTGTTGCTGTTACTGAAGGTACTCCCCAGTTGATGTCTTCCATGTTCATAATTTTTCTGCTTTAAAATTGTTAATTACTATACTGTTTTATATGATTGCATTACTTTGTATTGTTTACCTCTAAACTTAAACAAACGACTACCTTTTATATAAGCTTTAAGATGTGCTTTTTCCATCATACGTTGTGTTCGTTGATGTGATTCTCTGTTATCACCTAAAAAGGTGTGTGATATAGCTATTGCTAAATTTCCACCAAAAGATCTTACTCTTTTAGGTTTAGGAGCAACATAACCCATTTCTATTGCATGTTGAATAGCTTCTTTTTCTGTTAATTCTGACATAATTTTTGTTTTTAAAGTTCGTAATATTCTTTGATTGCTTCCGTCACAACTTCTAAATCATTAGGTATATTCACTTCATCAAACATATCAATTGGAGTTTTAGCAGTGTCATTTCTAACCTGTGTTCTAAAAGTGTACTCATTAGGTTGACCATGTACAGATAAAACCTCTGTGTACAATACTATAGAACTGAACGATTCTAACACAAAGTTGTTTAACTGTTTACCAGGCATTAAGATTCTTTCTGAAGCTCCTCCGAAGTCATCAGAAATCTGCTCAGGATGTGCGAACACATATACAATAATATCCTCACGAAGCTTATCGTTAATGATGTTAATGATGTCGTAGATATTAGCTGATAACCTATTCCACTTATCAAAACCTTTCTCATTTCTAAAACCACTACTCATAATGTAATCTGTACCCAACCTAGATAGTGTATCTATTATAATTGTTTTTACATTAGGGTTTTTGTGAGCTTCTTTTAATTTACTTACAACTAATGACGTATCACTTGTTTTCAGGTAATTACCTTTCTCATCGTTATACTTTGAGTTGAACTTAGGAAAAGGTAATGCTTTCTGATCGGTATTAATGATGATTGTCTCATCGGAATTAAGGTTTCTGATTGAGGTAGATTTACCACTCCCAGATTTACCTATTATAAACACTAATTGTCCCATATTTTTTGTTTTATGTTATTGGTTATTTACTTTTTTTGAACATTAAAGATACAACATTTTTAATGTTAATACTAATCTTTATTGACTAAATTTTTGTAATATTGATTCACTTTTCTTAACTCATTAGGAGGACCACTTTCGTACTCGATTGCTTTACCCAATTGAGTATATTGTCCTATTTCACCTATGAACAGAAAGCTTGCAAGAAGGTTGGCTTCACCATCTCTATTCTTACAAATTTTAACTAATCTATATCTGTCTTTGAACTTGGTAATATCGAACCCCAGACATTTCTCTACACCTAAATAGAAAGGTGATGCGATACCTAAAACAGTGTTTGCATCTTCCGATAACCCCAGTTTTGTTATCCTACAGACTTTTTATTCTATAGTTCTAGGACTTCATATTCGTCCATTACATCATGTTACTTCATGATTAGCTCAGCATACATTTTCATCTACAGCACAACCTGTTTAGATGGGGAACACTCTTGGGAGGATTATTATATTCTTCACCTCCTATGCGTTACGATGGCATGACACCTTTTATATTGTCATGCTTATCTCGGTATTAGGAATCTCACCCTTCACCGATATTGCTCCCTAATAATCAATTCATTTCTGAACCGAACGGCAGAAACTCATTATTTACTTTAATATCATATAACAATGCTATCTGATATTAAAGCAATATTAATGAGTTTTTCGTTTACCGGTGTCTTTTATATCTGAAAGCATAGGCATCCAATTGTCTCCATTATCTCTTCTGTCCATTTGTTCAGAACCTCTGTTAATTTGAGATATAACAACAGGAGAAAAATTAAATACATTTCTAAAAAATACAAGATACTTAGACGATTGGTCAATAGCTTCTTTTAAAGTTTTGTACTTACCTTTAGATATAAGACCAGCATGATCAATTACAATCAATGTAATAAGGTTTGAATTAAAAGCTTTGTAACCTGATATTTCACCTTGCTTGTCATAAATAACAGTACC